TCCGCAACCGTCGGATCATCCGTGGTCACACGGAACTCCGTCAGCGCCACAGGACGCTTCGAGAGCACATGACCAGAACGGAAGCGACCAACAACGTCGGTAACGGGACGCGTTCCCGTACCCGGCGCAACATCAAAAATTGAACGAATCGGCATTAGGCATCAGCCTTTCTCGGTTGATTACGAACGGTGACGAACTCACGGCCACAGGGGCACCACGCCTGGGCTGAAGGCGCGCCATAGATCACGACGCGCTTGTCCTTGTGTGTGCGGCACGCCAACGTCCGTGGCTTGCCATTCGCTGCGCGGCTCACAGGTCACGTCCCGCCATAAGCAGGAACACCGCCAGACCTGCCAGCACGACGAGCAGAACGTCCACGATCCACGTCATGCGGCACTCCCGGTAGTGCGCTTACGCGGCGGGGCCAGAGGCTTACCTAGAACGTCCTTCGAGAACTCCTGCACCCACTCGTACACGTCGTGGCGCAGGGCCAAGAACACGTCGAAGACCTTGTCATCGACGCGAACAGGGATGAACTCCCACTTGTCCTCGTTGACGTGGAACACCGCGCCAGCCGTGACCTCCGGCAGCGGCACGCTATTCCCGTCAGGCCGCACAATGCGGTCAGCGTGAGCGTAGGCCGACAACTGAAGTGCCACCTCAGGGTAGGTGGACTTAGTGGTCTTGAAATCCCCGACCACGGTCTCGCCCTCGATCTTCGCCATGAAGTCGAACGAGCCCGCGTAGCGGTGAGCGTCGGACCAGACCGTCTCTTCGTTGAACAGGAACTCGGGCTGGAAAGCATCAGCCCACTCATTCCACGAATCAACGTACGGCTGAAAGTCAGGGTGGTAGCGACCCAGATCCTCACCACGCGACAACTTCTCGTAGAGGTCGTGAACCTCCGTACCGATATCGGCACGCTCCTTCGTGTAGCGGCGAGGAGCAGCCTTCAGCAGGTCAATCGCAGCCTGCCGCTGACCATTCATCACCAGGGCGCTATACGCCCCGAAGTTGTCCACCGCGAACTCGGCAACCATCTTCGCGGACCACGCCTGGAGGAACGGCTTGGGAAGCATGTTGAGAATCGAAGTGACACCAGGCACCTTCTCGCCCGTTGTCGGCTCGACATAGAAGCGCGAACCGCCACGACTGACGGTCGCGATCTTTGGCACGGTCATGTGCCCTCCATCCCAGGGATGCGGACCTTCCGCGTTAGTTCCCTACAGCCTTCATAGGCAAGATGGTGGGTATGCGAATCGGGGCTCTCGGGCCAAGCACGCCTTGGATAATCCTCAGACAGGGGTGATCTAGGTCACGAGCCTGACGAAACTCCTGACGAAACCGTCATTTCCTTATAGATGCTTATAGAGCGAACGAAATTGTAGAAGTAATACGGATGACGATAAGAACCGTCAGTTCGCCAGGTTTCGTCATCCCGACGTAGATCCGACGCCCCGCCTGCGGCGGGAGCCCCTAGCGGGGGAGAGCCCCGACGACCTGGGTCAGCCGCTCGACGGCCATGAGGTAGACCTGACGCTGCGTCTTGTCCATGCCCTTCGGGTCCACGGCGACGGCCTCGAGCAGGTTCGTGGCGCTCAGTACGGCTTCGACAGCGTCCATCGGGTCGTCCACGACCTCGCCCGCATCCATCGTCATTCGCCATAGTTTCGCTCGGCGGGCCTGAGCATCAGCGGACTGCTGGCGCGGGCTGGCCTCGACCAGACCCCACTCAGCCAACTCCTCAGGAGTCAGGCGGGCACGGAGCAGGTTGCCGACGTGGTAGCGCAGAGCCGCCAGGACGCGGCTGCGGTCCTCGGGGCGAACTCGAGCCTCCGTCAGGATGGTGCCCACCGCCTGTCGGTACGGGTAGGTCGTGCCCGTCAGGTCGGGACGCCCGTCACGGCGGGTGAACGTCTCCCGCAACTCAAGCAGGCTCTCAGCGGCAGCCAGCATCTCGTTGCTCTCAATGCGCTGGGCAACCGTCTGCATGAGTTGGTCGCGTGTGCTTCGTGCGGTTGTGTTCATACCTCGATAGTACGCGCGCAAATGCGCTACCACAAGTATCTGACGGTAATGCAAGTCAACACGCCGTGAAATCCGTCCGAAATGCGGAAATCGTCCCTATAAACGCCGAATAGCCCCGCAGCACAAGGCTACGGGGCTAGACGGTTGTGGTGTTGTGAAGGAGCGCCCACCAGGGGCATGAGAGGCAGCATCAGCCGCCAGGGAAAGTCCTGGCCCCCAGCCCAGGCTACGGGTGAGCCGGGGGCCAGGAGGCTAGGGGCAGCGGAGCGTAGAGCCCGCCACCAGCATCGAATGGATCGTCATCCGATTGAAGTCGGCCAGCGCCGACGGATCCGTGCCGACACGGTCAGCCAGCGTCGCCCAGGTGTCGCGAGATCCAACAACGACAGTCTTCGGTGAGACAGGCTCAGGAAGCGTCGTCACGGGCTCCTCAGCGGCTGGAGCGGCCTCCTCGACAGCGGGCTCCACCGCCAAGGTCTCCTCGACCTCGACAGCGACCTCCACCGTCTCCTCGACGGGCTCCTCAACTACATAGTTGCGCTTTGCCATTGCTAACCGCCCTTGATGATGAAGCCGACCGCCAGGTACGGAGGCATGACATTGACTGCCGCCCCCGTCCCGCTGCCACCGTCGGTGGTGGCTGTGCTCGCCGGGATGTCGAATGTGTGAGTGTGCGGAGCCGACGCCGCTGCCGTCGAGCCCGACACCGTGTGGGTGTGATTCGGAATCGACAGATTCAGCGTGATCGGGGTGCGGTTACCGCCGTCGCGGGCAACGTCCACCTTCGCAAACGTCTCGACGCTGCTGACACCGTTGGTGCCTGTCGAGATATTCCACGACCGTGCGTACGCGCCTGCACCGTCCGCAACGAGTGCCCCCGCTGCGTGCGAATGAGAGGCGTCGGCACTAGCCGTCGTCCCCGTTCGAGCCGGGATTGAGACAGAGTGCGTGTGTGACGGCAGGTTGCTCTGCGTCAGGGTCACCTGAGCAGCGCCGCCCTTGGCCCCGATGGCCCAGGACTGGCCCGACTCGGTGCCGATGGGGAACCTTCCGCGCAGGTCAGGCAACTTGACCATGCCCGACGACGCGGCACCGAAGTTGGTGCCCAGCAGGGCAGCCAGTTTCGGGTTGGTCGCAGCGGACACCTCGGCACCGTTGCAGAGGAACCAGCCTGTCGGTGCGCTCACGCCCGCGAAGGGCAGGATTGCTCCGACCGGGATGCCGATGAGCGCGTCCACGCTGTTCGCGAATTGGACGAACGCGTCGGGTGCGTTGGCCGGGTCACTCAACTCAGGCACCGTGTACCTGTTGCTAGAGCCCGGTGGCTGATGGGTTACGGGCATTGCTTACCTCTTCCTTCGGTCGCGCTTGGCCGTGGTCGTCGTGGTGGGCGTGGCTTCCGCAACGGTGGCGTCTGCCGCCGCGACGGTGGCCGTACCCTCGAGGGCTGCGATCCGCTCAGTCAGCGCGTTGATCTGCGCCTCCTGCCGCTGGCACAGCGCGACGAGACCAGCCAGGATCGGTCGCTCGGAGTAGTCCACAACGGTCTTGCCGTCCTCGCCGTACACGCCAGCGCCGGGGCCGTAGTTTGCGACTACGTCCTCAGCGATGAATCCCATCTGGTCGTAGTGCGGGTCTTCCTTCTCGTACAACTCCTCGTTGAAGAGGAAGTGAACGGGCTCGACAAGCAGCGTCTTGTCGGCCAGATCATCCGCTGGGCGAATGTTGGCCTTGAACACGCGCGATGACGAGAAGTAGCCGACAAGGTTGTCTGTCGCTCGACGGTGCAGCGGCTGTTGAGCATTAGTGAAGTTCTGAAGAACCGCGCTGATCTCGAGCCCCGTACCACGGATTCGCGTGTTGGGCGTTGCGGCTGCGGTGACAACAAACTTTGCCGTCGAAGTTGTGGTGTTCTGCTCCACGCCCAGATAGGACGCGCCCCGCAGAATGTTCTCACCGCGCAGCGTTTCCACGCCTCGCTCGGCGATGAAGTCGCCTGCCCACATCTGCCCCGTCTGGGTGTCCATCCGGCACGTCGCCGGAACGCCAGAGTTGAGCAGTCCCTGCGTGAACTGGATGTAGCGCGTCAGAATGAAGAGGTTGGCGTCGTTTGTCTGGCTCCACGGCCCCAATTGGATCTGGGAAGACGCACCGCTGGCTTCAAGCCAGAGATGGTGAGTCGCACCGCTGGTGTTGCTGGACTGGATGCGGGCGATGTTGTCGCCCACACCCTGCATCGCGTTAGCGGTGATATCCAGTTTCGGGCCCGACTTGGCGGTCGCGTTCTCGTAAAGGCGGTGTGTTCTGCCCTGGTCGAGGTCACCGACAACGTCGATTGGCCCGAAGATCCGCTGCGTAACCCCTCCTGGCTGCAACCTGACGTAGCGACCGTCAGCCTGCGCCACAGTCATGTAGTTAGCCAGGTCAGCCAGCGTCGCGTAGTTGGCGATGATGTTGTTGAAGTCGGAGATCAACAGGTACGGATCGAGCGCAGCGTCGATCAGCGCGTTGACCTCCGACTCCGACAACCCACCGCTGCCATCAGCACCCTTGAGGCTCTGCCACGTCGTGCCGTCGTAGTACATAAGGTCAGACATAGGTGGTGCCTCCTAGGCAGATGGTCTACGGAACAATCCAGAAGTCGCCGGGATTGGCGGTGGCAGGCATGTCAGGCTGCTGGTACACGGTCACGCTGTAACCGTCGAGACCGTCAGCGCCGGGAGCGCCGTCAGCACCAGCAGGGCCAGCAGCACCGTCAGCACCAGCGGGGCCTGCGGGACCCTCGGGGCCTGCCGGACCCTGGGGGCCCTCGACGAGGACGAAGTCGAGGACTGCCGCCTCGGGCGTTCCGCTGTTCGTGACGCTTGCGGTTCCACCGCTCGGGACCGATGTGGTCGTGCCGACAGCGATGGTCGCGGCAGCGCCTGCGGGGCCCTCGGGGCCAGCAGCGCCGTCAGCGCCAGCCGGACCAGCGGGACCCTCGGGACCTGCAACGCCAGCGGGACCCTGCGGGCCCTCTGCACCCTCGAGAGATGCGAGCCATGCGGCCTGATCACCGACGAAGCCGTTCGCAACCGCGATCTCGTACGCGGACAGACCGTTGGTGCCGTCAGCGCCAGCGGGACCAGGGTCACCCTGCGGGCCCTTGATGGAGCCAGCGTCAACCCAGGTCTGGTTGTCTTCGTCCCACACCCACAGGTTGCCGTCGATGAGCCAGCCGTCACCAGGCTGACCAGTCGGGGGAAGATCACCGGGAGTAGGAACGGTGCCCTGGATCGTGATGGACGTACCGTCGGCACCAGCGGGACCCTGAGGACCCTCGGGGCCCTCGAGTGATGCGAGCCACTCAGCCTCGGTGCCGACGAAGCCGTTGGCAACAGCGATTGCGTAAGCGGAAGCACCGTCAGCACCAGCAGGCCCCGCCGCGCCGTCCGCGCCCTTGAGAGAAACCCAGGTGTTAGGTGCAACGTTGTAAAGCAGATCAGACATGAGTCCTCCTAAGGGACGATCCAGAAGTCACCCATCACCGTCGAATCAACGGGGGGCTCGACATAACTCTGTGTGACAGCGACGCTGCGACCCGGTGGTCCCTCAGGACCCTGTGGGCCAGCAGGACCCCCCGACGGAACCCAGCGAGTACCGTCCCAGCGATTCCAACTGTCGTCATTCGTGTTGTACCAAAGGTCGTTCACATTCGGTGCGACAGGCGCAACCGGAGAAATTGTTGCCGGAAACATGCGTCCTCCTACTGAGCCGTCGTTCCGATGCACACCATGAGCGCGCCTTGATGGAGAAGCCATGCGCGGTCACCGACGGTGGCCGTCGGAGTCGCGACACCGAAAGCGCGCATGATCGGAATGTTGGGACACAAGGCCCCTGCAAGATCGACGGTGACCGTGTCGCCGTTGACCTCAGTAATGGTGCCGAAACGCAGCGTCGTGGACAGCGAGGTCGCTGTATCGACGGCGGCTCGCAGCACAGCGTCGTACGGGTTCGTGTTCACGGTGTCACCACCGGAACAGTTGAGCGCACCAGGCGCGTCTCACAATTCATCGTTCCGCTCTCCAAGTTGAACTGGATCGAGTCGATGACATGGTCTTCGTCAAAGCGGCCCACTCGAACGCGAACAACGTCGAAGGGCTCGAGCAGCGGGTTAGCGAGGGCTGTGAAAGACACCGAGCGGGCGAAACCCTTGTACTGCTGGAGCAGCCCAGCGGCGGCAACAGTCGCCTCGACGCTGTTGGTGACCGTCGGGATCTGCTGCTCGTCCAGCGGCTTCCGACCGAAAGTGCCGTCCCAATAGGTAGGTGACTGTGGGTCAGAGTCCACGACGAACGCCAGCCCGCCACCCTCCGGTGATTCCCACCGGACAGGTACGGCGTTGTACTGGTCGGCGCGGTCACGCACACTCGAGACCGACACGATGACGCCCCCGTCACCAGAGTTGGCCTCCCAGACGGGATCCCCGTCCTCGATGTAGCGCAGCCGGAATGAACCGTCAGGGTTCGCATACACGACGCCGCCCAGGCCGCTCGCAAGCGTCTGGATCGCCTCCCAGCGTGAGCCCGTGAACACGGTGCCAGCAGGCGCATACTGCCCGGTGTTGATCGCAGAGTCGATGGTGATTGTCGGTCGCTGCGCGAACGCCGCACCCACCAACTCTTCAATCGCCGTCACCGACGTGAGCGGGTTGCTGAACTCGTCGTACGGCGCATACGGAGCCACCAGGCGGTAGTCCTCAATTGCCGAACCGAAGTCGTACGCCTCGACCTGCACAACCTCACCTGTGTACTGCTGAGTGACGCGCTGGATCTTGAACAGACCCAGCGTCACCCACTCCTCGGTTTGGTCGAAGAAGCGGATGCCTCGCTCAATCTTGATGGTGTCCCGCACGTCAAGGTTGACCAGATCGGCAGGCTTGTCCGCGACGAGGGTCACGCTTACCTGTCGCCAGATGTTCCGTCGCCCATCGACTGACAGGGTTCCGTCTTTCACACGGAACTCGGCCTTCTCGTCCCCGTTGGCGTCGAGCGTCGCTGCCCGCACGATGACCTCGTGCGAGTAGCGCAGCCCGTCAAGGAAGCGGTCGCTTGCAGTCAGCATTAGATACCCGCCACCTTCTGCCAATTCAGCGTCGTGAGATCCACCCACTTACGGTCAGTCCAGTTGCTCCACACCAGATCGCCAGGAGCGGGTGGCTCCGTCGGGTCGGTTGGGGTTGCAATCGGCTCTGCCGGACGTGGGGCTTCCACGCGCTGCACCTCGAGCGCCCAGCGTCGAGCGGGCTCCCACGGGCGCGGTGATGGCCTCGTCTCCGTGATCTTGCCGACCGACAAGTACCAGACGTTGTCGAAGCCGTAGAACGGCTTGTGTGGTGAGAACGTGATGACAGGAGCCGCCTCGAGCAGAGCCAGTAGTGAGCGGCGCTCATCGTGAGACAGAGTCAGCAGATTCAGCGTTCCGCTCTCGTACTGGCGTCGGTTAGAGACCACGACAGGGTCTGGACGCCCGAGAATGCGGACGACCTCCTGGCTAATATCGTGATCGACCGTCGGGAACGACTCGACGGTGACCTTCATTCGCTGCCGTGGGTCAGCAGCCCCGAAGAGCACGTCCCCACCGAAGTCCACGAAGTCACCTGTGTCGTACCAGTCCGTCACCGTGTCGGACAAGGCACCGTGGTGCCGGATTCGGTAAAGCGGTACAGCATTCTGAAGCAGCGTGTAGTCGTAGATGAAGAGGGGCTCGCCCGTAGAAAGGAGCCGTTGGGCTCCCTTCACCGGGCGAACCACCCCGTCGAACTGCATGCGCTCTAGCGTGAACGTCGTGTCCGGGTCCGTAGAGACGCCTACCGAGAAACCGAACTCTGCCTTAGTCACAGAGATACTGGTCACCTCAGAGCCTCCTTCCGGAACGGACGTAGTTCGCCGCTGTCACGTCACGATTCGTCATCTGCACGTCGATGATGTCCGTCAACTCGCGGTCACCGATGAATACGCGCACCTCAGGTGCCGACTGGCCCGCCACGTCAGGCACGGCGGCGTTCGCCATGCGAACCGCCGAAGCCTCGATGCGTCGAGTCGTCTCATCCATGCCGACCGCGAGCCCCTCACCGACCATCTCACCCATGTAGCGAGTGACCTTGGATGGTGACTGGATCTCGAGCGACTTGCGGATGATCTTCGCGATCTTGTCTGCCAGCGCCTTAGCCGCCGCAACGACCTTGTCGTCGTTCTCCGTCATGCCGTCGATGAGGCCCTTAGTGACCTCAAGGCCAGCCGCGTAGGACGACGTGGTCAACTTGCGGAACTGCGCCTGGACGCTGTTGCTGATCTCGACAGCCGTCGCCTCGTTAGCCTTGATCTGCTTACCGAGAGCGTCGGTGTACTCGTCGTAGGACTTCTCCAGCGCCTCGAGCGCCTGATCGCGCTCCAACTCGAGCCCGTCGTACACGGCCTTCGCTGCATCGACAGCGGCCTTCGCGTTGTCCACGATGACCTGCTGCTCCGCGATCCCGGCGTTGAACCAGGCATCAGAGGAGAAGGCGCTGAACTCGTCAATCTGTGACCGCAGTTCCGACTGAATCGTGTTGACCTCAGCGAGCACGTCGTCGGACGCATCCGACAACTGCTTGACCGCCTCAGCCGACGACTCGGGCCCCGCGTTCACCAACTGCTGAATCAGGCTGGCGTCGAGACCGCGAGCCTGTAGGCCCTTGATCTTCGCGAACCAGTCCTTCAGCGTCTGAAGCCGCGTCTCAAGGGACTCCTTGAACGAGGCCGTCCGCTGCTTCTGCTCGGTGACGAACGAGCCCACACCGTCGATGCGAGTGAACTGCTCGTACGTCTCCTGCTCGAGATCCAGCGCGTTGACAAACGACGTGGCCGTCTCGCGGATCGAATCCAAGAACGAGTTACGCTCGTCGATGAGGTCGCTCAACTTGTCGTTGGCGGTCTCGTACGCCGACGTAGCGTCGTCCAGAACCTTGCTCGCGGCCTCAATACGCTTCGCGTAGTCAGCCTCGAGATCGGCCTTCTGGGAATCGAAGAGGGCCTCGCGGCGCTCCTCCAACTCCTCGTTCTCGCGGATCAACTTGATGACCGACGCCGTCTGCTTACGCAGCGACTCGAGGTCAGCCTTCATCTTGACCGTGGCAGCCTTAGCCGCCTTGGACCCGACCAGCCACTTCGCCGTGGCGGGGCCGTAGAACTTCTTCACAGCCTCCGACAGGTTGTCGTACAGGCCGATGATGGAGTCGATGCTGTCGCCACGGAAGGTCTTCTGGATATCCGACAACTCACCGAAGGGGCGGCGAACCGCATCACGCATCGTCTTGAGCCCGTCCAGGGCCGCGTCGATGATCTCGCGCAGTTTCGCCAGCCAGTCCTTCCATTGCTGGATAGCAGGATCGACCTTGGAGCCGCCGCCACCACCGCCACCGCCGCTGCCACCACCGCCGCCACCGATTGCAGGTGGCTTGAACTCAGGCACCTCAGGAGTGGACGCACCAGGCGTGGCGTATCCACCTGGCGGTGGAGTACCGACGTAGTCACCCTTGTCTGCCGTGTACTGCACTCGGTAGTACAGCGTCTTATAGATAGGCGTTGACCAGATACGCGCAACCGTTGCCGAAGACGTTGCGATCTGATTGACAGCAGACGTAGCAGCGCCAGCCGCCGTGTCCGCGACACTCTGCAACGCCGCCACCGCGCCAGCAGACGCGTCCTTGACTGACTGGCTTACAAATGGACTGATCTGAATGATGCTGTTCATTCCGTTCGCGATGAGCAGGAAGGCGCTCACCAGCGCAGTCGCACCCGAAGACACGACCAGAACCACACCATTCCAGATGCCGACCATGGCTTCCCACCACGTCCGAACAACACGGATGAGAACGCCAAACGCCGCCACCGTAACGTTGAGTGCCTCGGGCAGCGTCTTGTTCCAGAAGTCAGTAGTCGTGGCGTAGTTGTCCTCGAGGCCCGCGAACGCGCCCTCCAAGTAGTAGCCAAGGTTCTCAAACGCCGCACCGATACCAGCAAACATCTGGTCAAGTTGACCCAGAAACGCCTCGACACTTTGCAGCGCCTTTGTCAGCCACTTCACGAACGGCTGGAAAGCCTTGCCCATCTGCACGGTGACAATGTCACCAAGGTTCGCCCAGATACCTTGCAGAGATTGACGCGCCTTCGCGGCACCCTCTTGGTACTTGTCACCCAGAGCGAGAATGGCTGGGATAAGTACATCCGCAGTCATCTTGCCCTGCTCGGTGAAGTTCTGGGCCTCCTTGACCGACACGCCCTGCTGCTTCGCGACTTCCTTGTACACGTCGGCCAAGTTGATGCCAGCGTTCGCCAACTGGCGAAGGTCGATACCGTTGGCTTTGCCTTGCGCGTTGACCTGACCCAGCGCGTACGCCATGTCGTTCAACTTGGCAGCAGAGATACCAGTTGCCGAGCCGAAATCAGAGAAGAACTTCAACAGGTTCTGGCGCACGCCGTCAGCAGTCACACCGTAGGAGAGAAGCAGGCGGTTGGCGTCGGCAAGATCCTGTGTCGGGACAATGGACTCCTTGGACAGAGCCTGGAGAAACGCGACTTCCTTGTTCGCGCGCTCGGCAGAACCCAGCAGAGCCTCGTAGCGGATCTTCAGCATCTGAAGATCGCCACCAGCCTGAGTGCCGAACTTACCTAGCGCCGTAGTAGCAGCCCCAGCCGCGATTGCGACGCCACCCAGCGCGGCACCTGCGGCCAGGAATCCAACCACCATCGGATTGACAGCAGCAGGAATCGCCGTCACAGCGCCCAGCAGACCAGACAGAACACCCGCAGGGTTGCTGTACTGAATGTTGGCGAACGCCTGCGACATTCCAAAGGTGGACCGTGCAAGCGTCGCGAAGTTGCCAGCGCCGCTACGCGCAGCCTGACCAGACTTGCTGATGGATCGAGCAAGCCGCTCCTGGCTCGCGGCAGCCTTGTCCGACGCTGTCGCAGACCTGTTCTCTTCACCTGTGAGGGCAGCAATCTGCGCGCGAGTAGCGGCAGCCTTCGTGGCAACGTTCTGATGGGCCGCAGCCATACGCTGCGCCGCATTCATCTCACCGCCGTGCGCCCTGGCAAGAGCGTCCAAGTGCGACTTAGTTGCAGCAGCGGCCTGCCCCATGCGAGACATCTCGTTAGTAGCCGCAGACGCCGCACGCCCAGCACCACCGCCGACGCTCATGTTGCCCAGACGCTGCATGTCGCGCGCAACGTTGTTGATCTGGATCTGAAGATTCTTGATAGCGTTCAAGGCGGGCTGTACATCAGCACCCACGGCGACATACAGCCCGCCAACGCGCCCAACACTCATGCCTAGGCTCTCCTCGCCATCATGGCAAACTCGCGCGGACTCATCACGCGCTGTTTCGCCTCGTCATCGCCAGGGCGCGGAACCCTGTGCGGCTTACCGACGTTCTTCGCGCCATGAGCGCGAGCAGTCAACACATAGAGGGCATTGAGCATGTCCACGACCTGCGCCAGCAACTCGTCCTGACGCGACCACCGTGACTCACGCTCCACAGCGGCTGCCTCCAGCGCGTCGAAGAGATCAGGATCATCAACGAACGCGCTGGGAGGCAGACCGCTCAGGACGGCGAGGTCCGCTACTCGCCTGTGGTAGGGAGGACAGCCTCCCCATCAACCTCGGGCTGAATGTCGTCAACAGACTCCATCCACGCGTCGAAGTCGCCGTCACGACCAGACGCGGCGAAAGCCAACTTGTACGTTGCCTCCACCGTGCTCGCCATGCCGCCACCCGAACGCTCGGCGTTCAGAATGTGGCGGGGCTTCACCTTGTACGTCTCAGTCGTGCCGTCTTCGTATGTAACGTTGAACTTCATCATTGCCGTAGCCTCCTAAGATGAAAGTGTCGAACTAGAGCGGAAGTGCAGCGCCGCCGCCGAGCGCGGGGTCGTTGCTGAGAATCTCGTAAGCCGGGGTAGCGGCGAGCACACCGAAGTTGATCGGGTACGTCACAGCACCGGAACGAGTAAGAGTGAACGAGACCTCGCCCTCAACCTGCACACGCGGGAAGTAGTAGCGGTAGGTCACGTCACCGTCGGTGAACTCGATGACCATCGAGTGAACAGCGTTCTCGTCGTCACGCGGGGGCGTGAACTTGCTGCCACCAGCGCCGTCCGACTCCCACGCGCCTCCACCGAGAGCGGTGATGAGGGTCTTGTCGTTCGTCTGCATCAGAGCGAACTCGACGTTCTTCGGGGCGCGCAGCGTCAGCACACGCACCTTGTCAGCCTGCCAAGCGTTCAGATCCTCGGTCTCGCGACCAAACGTGAAGGCCACACCGTCCTCGGTGACATAGCCAAGATCCGTCCACGCTGCGGGCAGCGCAGTCTCAACATCGACAGGGGCCGCAGTTTCGGGCGTAGCAACGTAAACGTGCCCAGCACCAGCAACGCGAACCTGAGTACCATCCAGAGCCATTGAAGCCTCCTAATCTCGCGCCGTGACCGACACGGACACGACGTTGCGATACCTCGTGGGCGTCCAAGTGCCGTCCTCAAAGAACGACGTGGACTCCACAACAGCATTAGCCACCACGCCATCTGGGTGACTACCAATCTGTTCATTCATTGCCTTCTCGACCGCAAGCGAGATGTCGAACGACTGCGTCGGGCTCTCGGAATGAACATCAACAGTCAGCGCATGCCGCCACCAGACCGTCGTAGGTCGTGTGAACGGATACCTCGTAACTGATCGAACAAGTACATAAGGGGGAGGCGTGTCAGGCGGTACTGACTCACCGAACACACGGCCCCCAACAACGCCACCCACGTCAGGGTCAGCGAGCAGAACCTGCGTCATGGCAGCAGTAACGTCCATACACACGCCTCCTTGGAACGCCGCGAACTAGCGCGACGAGGTGTTAGCGGAACGTCCGGCTTCCTTGCCACGAAGCATGAAGTGCGTCGCACTCGTCTTCTTCGTCCCGTTCTCCCAGCGAACCGTCGCCGGATGGTGAGACACAGCCAGGTACACCTCGATGGTGGATCCCGGCGCGATCTTGTTTCGCGTGAACTTCGAGTTCGCGCTGATCACACGCACCGCACTCAGCACCTCGGACTTCTCACGAGCCTGCCACGGTGCGCTGGTGGGAGCGGTACTCAGCACCGCTCGCGCGTTGTCCGCAACCAAGTCAGCCGTGCGACCAATCGCCGCCACCGTGCCTGGATCCGTAGACGCCTTAGTGGCTACCTCGCGAAACGTTTCAGCGCCACGAAAGCCCTCGGTGCGAGCGCGCACCACAATGCGGGCCACTAGGAAACCTCGCTCAGAGTGCCGCGACGCAGCAGAAGAGTCTGGTACATGACCTTGCTTGTCTGCGGATGCCAATGAGGCTGCGCCTGACCGTCGGGCGCGTAACGCTTGCCCTCGATCTGCACCGACTCGATGTGGTCAGTAACCACGTCGGGCTGAAGGTAGAGGAGCATGCCAGCGACAACCTGCTCACCGCCGTCCACTACCGACTCGGTGCGACGTGGACGGTAGTAGGCCAGCACGGTTTCCGTGCGCTTAGAGGCACCAGATGGAAGGTTGTAACGGTCCACAGCCACCGTGTCCCGATGCGTCAGCACGACCTCGGCAGTCATCAGATGTGCCGGAATCATCGAGCCTCCTATACGTCTACACCTGGCAGCACCGTCGGGAACTCGTCGTCAGTCAGCCAGTAGAACTGGCCGCTGTACAGCACCCCAGGCGCGGACAGATTCACCGAACGGATCAGCAGGTCCGAACCGATGACCTCAAGCGCAGCACCACCGATGCCGCCAGTCGCGACAATCGGTGTGGACTCAGCCCAGCCAGCGGGGCGGGTGAACCCGTGCGGCAGCGTGAACACCTTCGGTGTCGCGCCAGGAGCAGCAGCCAGGTTGCCCAGCCGCACAGCGACAAAGTTGCCGCTGCGACGCAGGAACAGCCCAGGCATGTTGCCCTCGACAGCAGACCAGCCAGCATCCAGAGTCGCTGACACATCGCGCCAGCCAGAGTCCTGATCAGGGACAGGCGTCGGCCCCATGCCACCGATCTGACCCATATCGACGTAGCCGTTCTCACCCGCAGCGGGAGAGTCAGGGTCGTAAACCCAGACGTGACTCGTGGACTGGTCAATGAACACCGACATATGGTCGGGATTCGGTGGCAGGTCATCCGGCGTCGGAACGACACCCATCGGGTCCAGCGTGTTACCAGGCGGGCCAGGAGGCCCAGGCTGTGACTCGATGTTGTTGATCGCCTCCCAGATGCGCTCGATCTCAGCCCAGATCGCGTCGATCTGCGCCTGATCACCAGGCGTGAGGCCGTTCTCAAGTGCGTTATTCAGCAACTCGATCATCTGCGCCAGCAACTTGTGCAGCGTCGTGTGATCGTGGTCGGAGAAAGTGGCGCGCTCTGTCAGCCTAAGAATCTCTTGCAGATCAGCCATTACGCACCCCCGGCAATCACCGCAGGCTCGTAGGCGATCCAATGCATCCTGTGTGTCGCCGTTGTGACCTGTCCAGTCTTGTGCTGAAGCCCCGCAACAACACCAGACGTACTCGGAGCGTTGTTCAGAAACGCAATGTAGTTGTTAGTGAAGTAGGGCGTCACAATCACCGCAGGCGGTCGCTGAAAGCCGTAGCCCGTGAACGGAATGTTCGTCACAGCACGCGATGCAGTCGATACAAGCGAAACAGCCGCGATGCCACATGCGATCCGGCTAATGCCAGAGACACCCGACCCAGACGTGAAACCACCATTGGCACCGGGCACACCCTGCGGACCCATCGGGCCAACGTCACCGACGGGACCCTTCTGCCCAACGCCGCCAGCGGGTCCCTGCGGACCCTGCGGACCCACAGCACCCACAACACCGTCGGTCCCCGTGCTTCCCTGCGGCCCAGGAGGGCCTGCGACTCCTGGCGGGCCAGGAGACGACTCCAACACCGTGATCGCTTCCTGCACCGCCTGGATACGGGCCTCCAACTCAGCCAGATCCATCGGGCCACCCACCTGACCCGAATCAAGCATGGTCTGCAAGTCGTTCAGCACCGTCGCGAGCGACGTGTGGAGCGTGGTGTGGTCCGCGTCTCCCAGCGTCGTACGCTGAATCAGACGCAGCGTCTCGTCAAGCGAACGCGCGTCAGTCATCACGCACCTCCAGTTGATCCCGTGGACGACGATGCAGAAATCTGAACGGCAGACCAGTTGACGAGCACATCACGCGTCGTGGCCTGCGGAGACAGAACCGACACCGTCAACCGCATCGTCGTAGGCGAAGTCGAGTCAATGCTCACCCAGCCAGCCGAAGAGCCCTGCGCCACGCCAGACGCAATGGGAGACAACGTGAAGCCTGCGTTGAGCGGGATATCAACCGACAAACCGTATGCGTTTGCCGGAATGCTGACCGCAGTCACTCCATTCTGGAACGCGAACACCGCACTCACAGCGTTCGTGCCGTTCACGCCAGGTGGGCCTTGCGGACCAGCAGGACCCGTGTCGCCCTTCGCACCAGCAGGCCCGACAGGGCCCGTAGGCCCAACGGGTCCCTGAGGCCCCTCAGCACCCGCAGCGCCGTCCTGCCCAGGAGCGCCAGCAGGCCCAGCAGGACCCTGCGGACCGGGAATCAACTCAATCGACGCAACCTCCTGCTCAAGGGCAGCCACGTCAGCCTTCAACTCCTCCAGCGACGCAGCGTCCCCAGGAGTGGAGCCGTTCTCAATCGCCGTATTCAACGTCTCGACCGACTGCGCCAACTGCTTGTGCAACGCCGTGTGGTCGGAATCGCCAAACGTGGTGCGCTCAGTAAGGCGAAACACCTCATCAAGCGGCAAGTATTCTCTAGCCTTCTTCTCAGCCACACGGCCTCCAATCACACGGCGCGGTCGTGCGCCAAAGAATCAGTCCGACTCAACAGAGTCAGACGGGGGTGCGGGCCGCTGGCCCTGACGCCGCACAGGCGACGCCAGGCCAGACGACCACAGCAACCCACCGACACCCGCAGACAACGTCGCCATAGCGACAGCCATACGGTCACGGTCAAGAGTCCACACACCCCAGATGCCCATCACGGCACCCAGCAGAGTCGCAGCAAAGCCGAGACCCCACATCACCCACAGAGCCGCCTCTTCACCGGGCGGTGGAATCAGACGCATGGATACTCCTCACCGCGCGATCAAGGCACGTTTGCACCGAACAGATGCAACTGCGTCTTCTCCGAGAAGTTGCCGTGCGGCTCCTCCCAGCCAAGCGACGCCTGGAAGTTCTTCACCGCACCCTGCGGGTACGGCTGCTCACCAACGGGCTTCGGCGGGTCCTCACGGAAACCCAGGTCATAAAGCCTGCAAGCCACCCGCCACGTTGACTTCACGCACAGATCGTTCTTGTCAGCCTCAACGACCTTCTCGCGCGACGGAATCGTCCCGTCCCACGTCGTTCCGCGAACCGACGACTCCTTGACCTTCTGACGCCAGAACGGAGCGTTGTACTCCTTCGGCTTATCGGAACCAGGCCAAGCGCCCCAATCACCATCAAGCGTGTCGTTCTTACGCCCAAGAGTGCGAGAAGGCTCGTCGTTCCAGCCGTGGCAGCCGTCGGTGTAGCACTTGTGCGTACCCACAGCCTTATCCACATCCCAGCCGCACAGATTCGCCAGAGCAGCGAGCATCTTCGCCGTGTTCTCGATCTGGTAGTCAGTCAGCGTGCCAGCGCGCACACCAGCGTCGTCAATCTCAATGCCCCACAGGCGATACTGGCCGTGGTAGCCAGACGCGATATCGAGCGGCAGCACAGGGCCACCGTCACCACAATGGTAAGCAGAGCCAGCCGACAGCAGGTAAGTGTCGCCAGGGCCACGGCCCACAACGACATTGCACGCCGGGTAGTCATCCCAGCCGTACGGAGCCGCACACCACTCAAGTGTCGGACAGCCGGACGAGCCCGTCGCAGATGCCGTAGCCGTGTGATGGACAACTGCACCGATCAGACCAGGCGAACCGTCCGGACCCTTCCATTGCCGACCGCGCGTATCCCAGCCGCGATAGGTCTTGATGTCAACACCACCATCGCGCAGCGCAGCAAGCACCTGCGACGGGGTCGGATTCTTGTTAGCCATGATCAGCCCTCCGGATCATCAGCGAGATCGAGAATGTCCTCAGGGTTGGGGAAACCCTCGACAACCTCCGGAACAAAGTTTGGATTCGGTTCAATCTCCACGTCCGCAGCGTCAATATCGCCACGAACCTCATCGTTGCTACGCATCAGTCACCTCCCGTGAACCCAGCGCGTCTGGAAGCCATTCGCATGCGACGGCTCCTCCCAATGCCCCAGCGGATCGCTGAACGGGGCCTCAGGGTTGTCAATGTCAAGCGGCGCAGGAGCAGTCACATGCACCGACTTGAGAGCGCCACCACAGCCCGAAGCGGACGTGATAACGCGAGCCTCAGCACCAGAGAACGGACCCGTTCCCGTGCCAGAGCCAGAACTGGAGCCCGCCAGCGTGTACGAATACTCGCCAATGGTCTCCTGCCGAATCCCACGAGGATTCGACGCCATGCGCGACAACGAAGCCACGCACACAACCTGAACGTCGAGCGGCAGAGCCGCCCACGAAGTCCACTCGCTGCGCTTACACGGCGCAAGCAGGCGAACGTACGTCAGCGTCTCCGCAGCCGCGACAGCCAACCACTCAGGGTCAACATCAACACCGGAGCGCGCCTCAACAGCCTGCTCAAGAGCAGCCAACTCGTCCGGCGTCATCACGGTACGTCCACTCACGACGGCCTCCTCAGCCCGCGCCAAGGAGGGGGCCGAAGCCCCCTCCCTAGCAGCGAGAACGGTTACTACTTGCTCGACTTGGTCGAGGTGGTCGTGGTCGCCAGCGGCGCAGCCCCACCAAGGGTCAGCGCAACGAGGCACTCGTCGCGGATGACCTCAGCCTGGAGGTAAGCGTCGAAGGACACAACGTCCTGCTTACGCGGCTGGTCGTAGCCGAACACCACGCGCATCGCCTGCGAGTCGTACGACTCCACGGCAGCGTTCGCCACGCCACGCGGCATCTGCGGCGTGATCGAGATGAACGTGACGGCGTCCTTCTGGACGAGGTAGGCGGCGTCGGGATCGACAACCACAGACTCGACAACGGGCGAGCCAAGAATGCGACCGATGGTCGCGTTCCGCAGAGCGCCAGCGTCGCCAGCCTGGTCGAACTTCAGCAACTGGTCGCTCGAGAGAGCAGACGCAGCGACGTTCGAGCCAAGGACCCAGACGCGGTTGTCGGCGGGAACTTCCTTCATGTTCATGCGCTTGCGCGCCTCGATGAAGGACGGGATCGGGTTAGCCGGATCGGCAATCGAGACAACGTCAGTCGCCTTAGCGAGCGCGTCAGCAATGATCTCCTCGGACTTGCGAACCATCGCCTTGCCAGCGGGCTCGGCCACCTGGAAAGCGAAGTCGGTGAGGTGCAGATCCCACTGCTCCTGCGTGATGACAGCAGACACGTCCCAGATGTCCTTGACGGTCAGAGTCATCTTGTCCTCGATCACGTCCTGCGTGACAATGCCAGCGGCACGGTCGAACAGGTTCGTGGTCAGAGTCGCCTGCTTGCGAATGGTGATCGTGTCACCGGACCCGCCACCGAACTCGGTGACGAACGTACGGTTGACAACTCGCGGCAGAACAGCGTTGTACTGGAAAGTTGCAAGCGCAGTACGAGCGACGTTCTGCGGAGTGATGAAGGTGTTAGCCATTGTTATCTCCTTCCCCCGCTATCGGGGCAGTAAGCCCCTCGCGGGGCGTGCGTCAACTCCTCGACTTGAGGATGTTGAGGAACTCGTCGGCGCTAATGTCCTTGGCCTCGCCAACAACACCCGCGCCTGTCTGATCGGGAGTCGGCTTCTGCTTCGCAACAAACTGGCTCTGTAGCCCAGCCAGCAGCGCATCCGCGTCTGCCTCCATCTCCTCCAGCGTGCCGCCGCGAAGTCGATCCGCGAGGGGGCCGGGGAGGTTCTTGGCCGAAGCAACCTTCAGACGCAGCATCTCCGTCTTGAGCGCATCACGCTCTTCCGAAGCCGCCTTGAGTGCATCGGCCATCTTCTGAGACTCAGACTTCTGAGACTCGACGTACTCGTCGTACGCCTTCGCCTTCTCTGCCATCTCCTTCGCCTGAGTGCGGTACTTAGCCGCCTCCTGGCGCAGAGACTTCACATAGTCGGCATCGAACTTGCCCTCCGAAGAGGACTCATCAGGAGTTGGGGCCGTCTCCTTCACAGTCGTGTCCACAGCCTCAGCAGCCGGGGCCACAACCTCATTCACCACAGTCGTTTCGCTCATACAACCCTCCAGGGGAATACACCGACACCGGGTCGGGCCCGCGCACGCGGGAGAACTACGCAGTCAGAACGAAGTCGTCCGGCTGCAAACGCAGATCCGTACGGACCTGCGCCACCTGGGAACCAAACACCGACACGTCGTACTCGACACCGCGATGGTTCTTCCAGATAAGACCCTTCACCGTGCTCGGGTCATACAGGATCACGTTCCTGTAAGCACCCGGCTTCGGCTCAGGGAAGACAACACACTTGCAATGCACATGCCCAGCGCGCGTCGCCGTCTGGCGGGTGTAGAACACCGCACCACGCGACGCCTGCAAGATGCACCACGGACACGCATTCGCGCTCGGCTGACGGATCCAGCGAACAGGCCGCTGCGCCTGCAACGGATCCCACCCAGGCAGGAACCGCTCGGCGTCGAGATCACGCGGAGGCCGAACGACATACACGCCGTCACCACGGTCTACAAGATCGGAGGTCTTGGACTCTTCAATCAGACGCTGCATCGTCACCGAATACTTGTCCACGTCCTTCGGGCGAACCTCGACCTTCGCCTCAGGAATCAGGTCGTCCTCGATGCCGCTCCGCGCCGTAGCGTCGAGCAGATCAGAAGCCGTCCAACGGAACTCGGCATGCGCCTCAGAGTTCACCGCGCCGATGATCGTCATCTTCGACGCCTGCAACGCCTGGTCGATACTCATCCCGTTCTCCACACGATGAGCAATCGCCTGCGGCACCGTCGAGATCAAACGAGCCCACGGCATACCCGAAGGCAGCCGCCCGTCACGATACGAGACATAAGGCGTCAGATTCGGCCTCGACAGCGCGTCCACGATGATGCCAGCAGCCAACGCCGAAGCGACGAGGTATCCCTGCATCATCGAGCGTGCCCCCTGCTGCTGCATCGTCATCAACTGAGCAATCAGCGGCGCAATCAGCGGCCACACCTCGCGGTAGTTCTCCGTCGTCACCATGTTCAGCAGATCACGCGCCTGCACAACACCCTGACGTGACAACCACTCCAACTGACGGACAACCTCAGCCCTCGACGTGGCCGCGAACTCAGAACCCGTTGCCGCCATCGCCACTCATCTCAACCTGAGCATCGCCACCAGGCTGCGTGCCGAACGGAGCAGAGCCAGGAGCCAGACCAAACGCCGCAGCAGACTGCTCCGCAGAGCGACGCTGCTCGGCCTTCATCTCGTCCATCACACGCTCAATCGACATAGGCGACAGACCCAGACGCTCAAGAATGAACGGCATCGGCAGACCCATCGAACGCAACTTCATGGCCCCATCAACCTTCTGTGCGTCCGAACGGCGCTCAAGATCAGCCCACACGACCTCAGACGCATCGTCCACGTCGTAACCGACCATCGAACCGCCAATGCGGATCACGCGCTCCCACGCCTCACCCCACACAAGTTGACGCTCCTGCACCTTCGCCGTCAGACCAGCCTCAAGAGCGACCAGAGCCTCAGCAGAGATATTGGAGATCGTGTGCGGAGCCAGCAGATGCGGAGGCGTCTGCGAGATCGCAGCAGCCTGACGAATGTCATCCTCCACCGCGCGCAGATGCGCGTCGAACGGAGACTCAGACCACTCACCAAACTTCGTGTCGGGATTCTCAGCGACAACGAGTTGGTCAACACCAACGCGGAACGGAGGAATCGGGTTACCGTTCTCATCCGTCTCGATCTCGATACCCGAGATCCACCGCTGACGCCACGACGCAGCACGCTGCACCATGAGGCGGTCAGCAATAGTCTGAACGATGCGGCGCTGCGGACCAGCAATCAGGCTGATCTCACTCTGCGTGCGCCCACGAGAATCCATGCGATTCCCGAAACGCACCAGCGGAGTCTCACCAGACGGGTTCTCCACAAACGAGATCACATCCCAGCCCTTGACCGCGTCACGGTTACGCTTCAGCGCGTAGATGCCCTCAGGGGCATACAGCCAGCCACGGTCACGCACCAACTTCGCCGCCAACTCTACCTTCGTCGGATCGGCAGGGTCATACTGCGCGACAACGTTCAGCGGCGACTCCACCGTGAACTTCGGCATCTCACCATCCGGTGTCACAGCAACGAAGCCGTCGCCAAACACCATCGAGTCCGTGTACACCAGATCCTGACGCGAATCCATGTGCGACGACTGCCACCACGACCACACGCTGTCGTCAATCAGACCGCTATCGGGAGAGCGGAAGCCCTCAACCTGACAACGATCCACGACAGCCGACACCACCAGCGCACAGATCGGAAGATCCGACCGAGACAACAGATCGCTGTACTCCTGCGCGATGGCATTGTGATTCACAGACGGCAGATACGGAGGCTCGAACTCGCCCCTGTGGTAGCGGTCCCACCGCTCCAACTGGCCCCAACGATTACGGTCGAGTAGATCCACGAACTGCTTCGTGACATCACCGCTGCGCTCAACAATGTCCATGCGAGCGTCCGTGGAACCGTTCCACGAGTAGATACGGGCTGACATTCGGCCTCCTAGGCTGCTACGCGCACCCGGCGCTGATACCGCCACTCGACAAGCAACTTCGCCCCCTTGGAGGAGTTGCACGACTGGCAGAGAGGTTGAAGATTCCCGATGCCATGAGTCCCGCCCTTGGCAATGGGAATGATGTGGTCAAGCGTTATGCGGTCGTCGGAGCCGCAAGCCGCACACGGACTCGCCAGGAGTCGATGTAGATCGCGGTCTGTGACCAAGTAGACGCCGTTACGACGCTTGAGCGCTCGTCGGCGTCGTACAATCTCTGCGTCGAACGCGTTGCGTGACCTTCGATAGTCAGTGATCTTCTTGGTGTTCGCCGTTCTATACTCACGCTGATACTCGATGCAGCGAGCAGAGTTTGCGGCGTAGTACGCCCTCGCCATTGACCTGAGCGCGTCTCGACGCGAGTCTCGATAGTCTGCTTGGCATGAGCGACACCATTTCTGAAGGCCGTCGCGAGTCGCTGCGTTCCGATTGAAGTCCTGTGTCGGTCTCACGGCCTCACACTTCGTACAAGTTTTCACGTTCACCCCCTGTGGATGCAGCACGAAGCAGCCCCCAGGCATCCACTCCTGGGGGCTACTCCGTAGGGACTGTTAGAAAGCCACCGTCCGTGGCTTAGGGCGACTCAACTGATTGCGCCACCAAAGAGCGCGGTCAAGCGCCATGATCGCTGACACGCAAGCGTCGATCTTCCGCGACGAACCCTTGCTGTCCTTCACGACACGGCTGCCACGCGAATCGACCTTCAACACCGCATTAGAGACGTGGCGTGCCAGACGCTTATCGCCGTCATGCGTGATGCTTTCAGCCATAACGGCCTCATACATATTCGTCGTCGCAGGCGTCATACGCGCAGGCGACTGAGGAAAGACCATCATCGGAATGCGCTCCTCCGTCAGGTCTTGAATCGTTCGCGTCAACCGATAAGGGTCAGCCGCGACCTCATGCACCTTCCAGTACGAGCAGCACTCACGGATACGGTTCTCGACCTCCGTCATATCGACAGTCCAGTCATCACCAGCGTGACCCTGCGGCTTCTCCCACAGGCCCGCCACGACAATGTGAGGCTTACCGTCCTCACCACGCGGAACCTCGACAGCAATCAACGCCGTCGAGTCATTGGAATACGACCCGTCCAGGGCCATGACAACATCAGCACCCTTCGGGATCTCACGCTCCACCGCGCAGGCGTCCCAAGCGCCATGAGGCATCCACGCCGTCGCCGCGTCCACGAACAGGTTCAATCTCTTCGTGCGGAACTCAGCCTCAGGCGTGCGCTTCACCGCCGAACGGAAGTCCTCAGCATCCAGCAAGTCATCGAAGCCAGGGTTGGCAGAAGCCCAGACCTTCTCGTCACGGTGATCAGCAGAAGGATCTGTCGCCTCCCACCAGGCCATACCGAAAGCAGGGTCATCAACCTCGCCGCTCGCCACCTTCTTCCCGTACTGATACAGGCCATACGCCAACGAGTCCGAACCGAAGCGGTCAAACCTCACACCCGCCGTAGTGATACCGACAAGTTGAGGATCAGGACGTGCGCCCATAGCCAGAGAGAACACGTCATACAGCGTGCGGTCAGGAAGAGCATGCACCTCGTCAATGATCGTGAACGTCGGAGACAAACCCTCTAGCGACGGGGCATCAGCGGACATAACCCGCATCACAGAACCCGTCGAAGGAACCTCAATCGCGTCCTTGAACAGGCGCGTCATCTCCGACAACTCAGGGTCCATCTCGACCATGCGACGCGTCGTACCGAACACGATGCGGCCCTGGTCACGCGTCGTAGCAACCGTGTAAACCTCACCGCCGTCAGGACCCATCAGCAACTCGTACAGGGCCAGCGACGACAGAATGGCACTCTTCCCATTCTTACGCGGCATGCCGATCAACGCCTGACGATGCCTCCGCTTACCCGAAGCCGAACGCGCCAACGTCCACTTCAACAACTCGCGCTGCCAGGGGCGAACAACGATCAGTTCACCGCTCTTGCCGCCGACGCTCTCCTTGACTACACGGCAGTAGCCCTCAATGAACGTCGCGGCAAGGTCACCGTCTCCTCGCTCCCGCTCCTTGGCCGTAGTCGGCGTAAGCCAGCGAGGAGGCCAACCCTGCACCTTGCGACTAGCCACGGTTCTCACGCGCCGCGCGCAACTTCTCCAACGTGGACTGCGCCTTCACCTCAGCCAGCCCAAGCCTGGAGCGGTCGGTCGGAGTCAGACCAAGGACCGACAGCAACTTTGCCATGTCAGTCTCAATGGTCGAGAGCATGCCCACCAGCGGATTGCTGTAGTGAAAGCCCGTGCGCTCAGCCACCAGCACCAGAGGCTGCGTCCTCAGCGCCTCCATCATCTCCGCGCGACGGTCAGCCTTCTCGCACAGCATCATCAGCGTCGGAGCGTCGGAGTCACTCAGCCAGGGGGCCGTCGCCAGGGTGCGAGTCCAAGCCTCGCGGCCAGCAGGACCAAGGTTCGCGGGCACGTCACTCTCGGAGAGCGGAGCCACGGCGTGCGTGTCGCTCATCGACGGGAGTGCGCGCTTTCCAGGGTTGCCACGAGCGCGCTTTCGCTCGAGGGGGACGGGTGCAGGCATGTTGACCTCCTGGGTCGGGGTGCTCGCTCCTGGCGAGGCTGTGGACAACCTGTTGAAGGGTGGGGTGTGCGTTGCGGCGGCATGTTTCGTGT